CAAGAAACACAGGTGGTACTTTAGGTACAATGTCGTTATTGTTCACACAGCGGAAGTGAGGAACTTTCAGTTCTTTTGCCTTTGACCATGCTGCGTTTCGTGGACAACCGTATGTGTAGAGTGCTTCTGCTTCTGGATAGTGAAAACAGAAGATAGAAGCAATCGCTGCTCCGAGACTGTGGCCTGTTACATAGACTGGACGCTTCTTGCGTCCCATGAGTTTCGCTACTTCGCCATGTACTTTAAGTTCTAGCTTTTCGTACTCTTCAAAAAACCCTTCGTGAAATCCTCTTTCGTGAGTTGCTTCTAAGTCAGCAAAGACATCACTCTTTTCAGTTGGCTCAGTGCCACGAAATGCTACAGTGATTCGGTCTTTGTTACCAACGACATACGCTTGTGCGCCTTCGATGTCAAAAAACTTAACACTAGTAAAGCCAAGTGCTTTCCATTCTTTGCGTACTTCTTTGTCTAGGTCTTTATATGCTAGTCTTGCGATACATGCGTGATGATGAAACTCAGTTGATAACATTATTATTCTCCGTTTTATTATCTATCTAAACTTGCCAAGTTCTCAAGCCTTACCATTAATCTTTCAGCACGATTAGATACCTGATTGTACCATCGTGAATCTCTACCTTCTTTTGCTGCTTCTGTCCAATCGCCTGCTTCTATTGCGGCATTGAACTTTTTGAATCCGCTGAGACGAGGACGTCCCATGTTAAACATCATGTTAACCAGGATCTGCTGGACCTCGTCTGGTAGGTCTCCAAATGTCCCTTCTCCGTATAGAGTTCTACACTCTCCGATGGCAGTATCAAGGTCTCTCTCGAAACATTCCCTGACTCTTTCTTCGTCAACTGGAGTTCCAACTGGTTTTCCATATTCCTCGTCACTTTCGAGGATAAGATGACCGACTCCAAAGGTTGGTAGGCCGAGGTGATCTTCATAGATTTCGTACTCCACGCCTTCGTCTATTTTTAGTTGATTAAATACTGCTTCTCTGTTCATTTAAAAATGCTCCAAAAGATAATCTAGTTTGACCTTCTTGTAATCCCATGCCACTTCTTGTAGCATTAAATAATTTCTTAGCGTGTTCGTCTGATGCGTTTGGGTGTAAGCCTGACTTGAATGATTTATAATCGTTATTTCCTGCATGTGCTCGCATCTTTGTACCACTCACGCCTTCTGTGCCTTCAGAATCAGGATCTCTGTGTCCTGCTGAGACTACTTTGAGATGCTTGAAATGATACTGACCGTTAGGGCCGTTGTATTTATCAGCGAGTTTTTGAAACTCTTCCACTCTGTCTGAACCTGCAACCATTGTTACATGTGAGTATCCATCTTTATGCATCTTGGCTAAATGTGCCATGAAATGAGGATGCTCTTTTGTTGATGCTTCCACGTTTGCGTCTGGGTGAATATGTTTTACATAGTCAACTTTGTGCTGTCCTGACAAAGGATTCTTGTGCTTGTCTTGTGAGTGACTGACAATAACTTTATGGTCAGCACCGTGCTTTTCAGCGGTTTTCATAACGTGGTCAACTACTTTACTGTGACCAGCAGTCGGAGGATTGAATCGACCGAAACTGAATACCATATGCTTGTCAGCCATTAGTCACCTGCCCTCGCAAAGTTTGCGGCACTGAATTCGTGTCTATGGACAAGTTTAGACGGCTTTCCATCATGATGTATTACATATCCTTCTGGATTTGTAGGAGCGCCTGCTATTTCGTGTCCTATTGTGTTATGTGAGTTGAGAGCGTTTGTTAGCACACCTTTTGCTTTTTGTAGGTGTTGTTGCATCGCAATGACGCTTTCAATATGTTCTTTGTTCTTATTTACATGACTCATCGTGTCATCGTGAGTCTTAGTATGTCTTGCTTTTGCTGCGTCTGTCTTGACACCAGCGACTTTCTTTTTCATTGCGGTAGAGTAATGTTTAGCAAAGCCTTCATGTGAAGGAGTAGAGCCGTCTCTTACTGTAGCGTTCATGTAAGTTTTGAGAGGAGTTACATGCTTTGATACTGCCTCATGTGCTTCTTTCGGTGTCTTCTTGAATACTTCAACCGCTGCGTCTAAATGCTTTTTGTATTCAGATTGGTCAGCTTGTGTGTACACTGCCTTAGACACATCGTGGTGAATAGGTAACTGGTGTACATCTTCATGATCTTTAAGTTCAGGAACATGACCTTGTTTGACTTTCATGTCCTCAAACTTCTTGCCTTCGTAGGCAGTGTGTACAGCAACACCTATCTTAGAATTCACTGCTTTCTGTGCGTGTTCTGAATCAGCAGGATGATGATAGGTGATAGTGTTTGTCTTGTACGATACCCGATGCCCTTCGTGCTTGACATCTCCAGCATGCATAATGTCTGCTTGATAGATGCCCTTACCGTCATGCACTTTAGGAAGATGCTCAAGTGCTGCTTTTAGTTTAGTAACAAGACCAGGAGCATGACCGTGATTATTTTCAATGTCTTCCGGTGTGTAGTTTAGCTTAGGTTTTTTGTTGAATACAGATTTAGAACCAACAAAGAATTTACCAGTTTCAGGATGTGTGCCAAAAACAACAGAAGGACTACCATCGTATTTCATAGTAATCTTTGTGCTGCTCTTTCCGCCTCTGAGTTGCTCGTGAACACCATTCAGGGCGTGAAAGGCATGTGCAAACCCTTCTGAACCACCGTGAACAACATGATCTTCTACATGCTCTAGGTGTTTCAGCTTGTCGTCTGAACCCGCTTCTTCTTTTAAAAACTTGCTAAATTTCATCATAACTGTATTTATAATAATCGAGAATACGAGAAGTTAATTTTTTCTTTGACTGTGCCTTTTAATTCTGATTCTGGAGGCATGGAAGAAGGTACATATAATATCATATTTTCGTCATCATACGTAGTTTTCTTGATTTTTTTGTTTGCAATAGTTATTCTAGAGCCTCTAACTACTGTGAATCCTATTGATGAATTTATAGAAACAACTTCGACTTTTTTTTCTAATCTTTCAATAAACTCTTTATCACCATGATGCCAGCCAGTAAAAGATTCATCGTATCCGCCAGCTTCCCAGAAC